GTCTTGCATGAACGTCTGGTGGGTAGCAATGTGGGCTTGTTGATCTTGATAGATAAACGCCTTCATTGGCTCGCCCTTCAGTGCGGCCATGTTCTCGCTGACTGGGTCTTTTGGCATCTGGTCATCAGGCAGCGGCACCAGCTTCTGGGCGTTCTTAACACCGAGTACATCAAGCATCTGTCTGTGGAGCTGTGGTAGATCATAGATCTGGGGAGCCTGTTGGGACAGCTGGATAACCGCCTGATACTGCACAATCTTCTGCGCCATCGTGGCCGCATTGGGATCGCTCACAGGGATCACATCGACTAAGTCATAGTCAGATTGTTTCGCCTTGCGGGATCCTTCTTCGGGTTGGTAGGAATACTCAGCTGGTGTGTAGTCTCTGATAATGTCGCGTAGAAGAGCCAGCTCTTGCTTAAAGGAATAGTGAATGCGCGCTTGAACGGCAGTCATTACCTTAAGCTGTCTCTCAAGGATGGCCAGTGTCGTACCAACGGGAGAATTGGCAGACATATCGGCAACTTGGATGTCAGCTGCAGAAGCAAACTTGCGGCCTTCTTCAACAATCTTATCAAGAAGCGCGGCCAGAACCTGTGATGGCTCTTTGTATGGCAGAGGCATGATGTTCTCTGCAATAGATCCGCTTGGTACGTCCACATCGCGCCACTCAGCTGGGCCGATTGGGGTATCGTCACCTTTAACCCTGAGTCCACGGGTCTTAAAGCCACCGGGTAAGTTGGCCAGTGTCCCTGCATCCACCAATTGACGCAGAATTGACGTACCAGACTTGGCAAACGCGCCGACAAGGTGAATCAAGCCAAAACAGTAGAAGCCAAAGCCGGGAACGTAGCCATAGTGGACGTAGTGCTGGCGCTTAGTGTGGAGTTTGTCGCCTTGTTTCCAGTTTCTGCGAATAGCCAGACACTTCATGCTTCCGTGTTCTACAGTCACGATGTAAGGCAGGGCAATTCCAGTAGGTTCTCCGTCTTTATCGGTGTGCTCGTAGCCTTCAAGGTCAAGCTCTACGTTCATCTCAAGGATTTTGTAGCGGTCATCCGACAAAGCGCGGAATCCCATCTTCTCGGCAATCTTTTTCTCTACCTCATCCAGCGTATTGTTGGGCTCTCCCAAATCAATGTCGGCATAGAATCCAGCAACTTGTAACTTACGCAGTTCGTTCTCGGTTTTTCGCATAACGTGCGTAACGCGAGGGGACGTTTGAATGTCGGACGCGCCGTAAGGCACAACCAGATCTTCAGCCGGGACGAATATTGATGTTTGTCTGTCAAAACTTGGATCAAAGTAGACTTTCTTAAAGGCGTTACCTGAAAGGCCAAGACCCCAGACCATTCTTTCGTGCTCTGGGCGGAACTCCGTCATCACATCCGTTAGTTGATAGTTCATATCATCCTGTACACGGGTGGCGGCGTCTTTTTTCTCGGGGGTTTCCTTGCCAATGATCTGAGTCTTTACCGGCCCAGCGGCAGGAAACGTGCTCATCATGATTTCAGCTTGGAATTTGACCAAAGCTTCTGACAGGAGGGGATGGTAAACACCGCAAGCACCAATCCAAGGGTCTGCTCGCTCTTCAATCTTCATCCCTAAGAGCTCTAAACCGTCTACATAGGTCTGCATCCAGTCTTTACGGGAGTTGACGTCATCGTCATAGTCACCAATCAGGTCAGTAACGATGCCAGTCACCACTGATTCGGGTAGATAGTCTACTAAGTTGGCGTCAAAATCGTCTTCTTCACCGCCGTCAATCTTAATTTCCATGCCACCAACGTTAATTGTTACCTCTTCAGGGTCAACAATCTCAATTTCGATACCTTGATTGTCTTCTGATTCAGGCATCAGGGCTTCTAGTCCCTCTGGTGCGGCGTAAAGTGATTTTTCAATGGACATATGTATCCTTAATAGTAAGAAACTTTGCGTCTAAACGAACGAACTTCGTCTTCTTCGTCCGTCTGCAAGCGTATAAACCCGCCTTTTCTGAACCTTATCAGAGCCTGCGTAGATGAGTCAACTAAGTCATCATGGTCTGAGTTGGGGAATGCAGCCATCTCTTCCATCAACTCATCAGCCCAGCGCGTAGCTGGCGCCCAAACCTTACCACTGGCAAACAAATCAGATACAGAATTGATCCTCACCATCTTATCATTACCCCTAGATGGCGTAAACTCTTGAACAGGTATTCCCATTGCCCGAAGTTCGTAAATCAACGGCGCTCCTGACGCCTTGGCCTCAACGATAAACGCATCTGGCTCCCACTCTTTATAGTGGTTAAAGGCTTTCTCTTTTAACTCTGGGAATTCCATCCGCTTTTTAAACGCATCAAGCAAAATAATATTTGCGTCATTCTGGTTCTCATTTAAATAGAACACTCCCCAAGTCGTACAGGCGGAATAGTCAGAGCGTTCGTTTTTCGTAAACGCCGTATCCCAAGACTGGATCACAAACTCACACTTAGGTGGGTCTTCGTTTGTCCATTCTTTCCACCACTCCCTCTTAACAATCGCGCCTTGTTCACTGGTAGGGCTTTGTTGGTACTGGGCATTCCATTTAGATGCAGGAAGTTCAGACTGTAGGGCGTGGAGTTCTTCTAGGCTCCAAAACTCTGGCCATAGGGGATTCCCACTCGGGAGAATCGCAGGGAAGTCAATCACCTCCCAATCGTCATTTCCGTCCTTGTCTATCGCAGACTGAAGGATCCGGCCAGTCAAATCCCGTTTAGCCCAGCGCGTCATCACAACAATGATCGCCCCTCCAGGCTGAAGACGCTGGCGAGGCCCAGAGGTGTACCACTCATAGACTTTATCAAAGACTGTAGGATCTCCTGCGGCCAAGGCGGCTTCTTGCTCAGAGTGGGGATCATCAATGATCAATAGGTCAGCACCTTTACCCGTCACTGTACCGCCTACACCAATAGCGAAATACTCTCCGTTCTTATTGGTAGACCAGCGCCCAGCGGCTTTGCTGTCAGACCTTAAATTAACATTGGGGAATATCTTAGAGAACGGCTCACTGGCTACTAAGTTACGAACCTTACGTCCGAAACCAACGGCGAGTTCTGCGGTATTGGAACACTGAATGATCTTCTTACTAGGATCCCGTCCAAGAAACCAAGCCGGTAGCATATAGGATGCAAACTCAGACTTTGTATGCCGAGGGGGCATATTGATGATCAGGCGCTTAATTTTCCCCGTAGCGATCTCTTCAAACTTCTTAGCCATGACCTTATGGTGCCGTCCGTCAATGAACCCCGGCCACATGGCATGGGCGAATTTATTGAAATCATCAAAGGCTTCTTCTCTCTGTTGGCTGGCTTCTAAGGCGTCAAGGTCATCAAGGTAGGCGGCTTGTTCGTTAGAAGGCATCGCAAAGAAAGTAACAGCGGCTTCTTCTGCCTCAGTCTTAGGGAGATTAAGAGCAAACATCACCCTCCTGATAAACAGGTCGCGCTCCTCTTGCATCTCTAGTAATTGTTTTTTATTCAAGGTTTCTCAACTTTAAGTAAGACGGCCTCACACTACGCGCAGAATTCTTTGCCCGCCGGCATATCCCCAGATCGCACAGCTTCTTCACAACCCGATGAACATTCCCGCGCCCCCTGTCTCCAGTATGAAACATGATGTCATCTATAGAAGGCCCATATCCATAGTTCCTCCAATACTCATCTATCACAAGGAACACAGTCTTTTGCTTTTCAGTCATACACGCCCCTATACACGCTTCTAATGTTTGTTGAATCATTGTAAGTAATTGGTAAGGTTTTAATTAACACTGTTAATTAGCTTTGTAAGTTTCATGCAAGGTTCGAATTAACACTGTTAATTACCCCCCACCCTTTTTTGTATGGAAACACATAGGGGGGTCATTCCTTATCAAAGTCCAAGACAGTCTCATCTGGATTTTTGGAGGGCCCCCCCTCTTTTTTTTCTAGTGTTTGAATGAGTGAAACGCCAGAGTCTAATGATTGAATGTCAGAAACAGTATGTGATAGGGCGCCCGGCGCGCGGGGGCCTGCAGGCGGGGCCCCGGGTGCGGTGGGGTCGCCGCTGGCAGCTTCCGAAGTGCTGCCGCCCTTGATTTCTTCAAGTAATTCCAGCGCATCTGTGGCCGGGCCAGCGCTGGGCGCTCGCTGCTGCAGCCTATCGAGCAGCCGGGCCCTGATGTCAGCGCTTTTGTGAATGATCACCGACTCTTTGCGCTCGAGGAACGCGCCAACCTCGAACAGCTGGCCGATCAGCTGCAGCGCTTTCATGCGTTGCGCTGGGGGGAAGTCATCATTAAGGGAGTGCTCGACCAGCTGCTGTACCAGCAGGGCCTTCAATTGTGCAGGGGTTCGATGTTTCTCCGCTTCTATTGCCAGCTTATAGGCTTCTATCTCCCTTTGAATTCTTGAGTCAGCCGCTAGGATGTAGGGCGCGTTCTTGATTGTGCTCGGTGCTGGGTTGGCCTTATGGCTGCCTCTGTATGCGCTGGCCTTACTCTGGCCGAGTGCAATAGCCCGGGCAAACTCCCGCTGCTTATGCGTGAGCTGGGGTTTCTTACCCTCTCCGCTGCTTAACAGCGATTCAATAGGAACCTGATCTAATCCGGCCCGGATCTGCGCGCGAGTGAGTTTCTGTGGCATGGTGTTTTTGTGGGTACAAAATAAGAATGACCCGAAGATAACAAAACGCGCGAAGCAATGCAACGCACTTGCACCAGCCAGGCCCTGGCCGATGATCTCACCCAGCAGCTGCAGCACCTACACAACACCGGCTGATTTATTTTGCGTTAACTGTAAAAAAACCCCTTGACAAGTCAACACATGACATCATGTAATCGTTATTCATGTTTTAACCCCAACCGAAAGGAACCTTATGAAACCTCTTTACCTTATCGCCTGCAGTGGCGCCAAGCTGGGCCACGCTGCACCAGCTGCACAGCTGTACACCGGCCAAGCTTTCAGGCTGGCCATGGCAGCAGCAGAGCGCGCCGGCGCTGATGTAATCATTCTCTCGGCCCTACACGGCGCCGTGAGCCCCACGCGCCAGCTGCAGCCCTACAATCGCGCCCTTACTGACATGAGCACCCACCAGCGCCGGGTTTGGGCTGCAATGACAGAACAGCAGCTGCAGCAGCACAAGGGCCGGGCCATAACTGTGCTGGCCGGTAAGCATTACGCCGCTGCAGTAGAGAGCTGGCCTAACGTATCGCGCCCGCTGGCCGGGCTGGGAATCGGCCAACAGCTGGCAGCGCTTAAGAACCTAAACACTACAGTTCAAGAGCTGGAAGCGCTCGAAGAGCTGGCCCTAGCCGACTACCGGGCCGAAGAGGCCGATTACCGCGCTGCATTTAACGCCGGCTGGGATATTGGCCGGGGCGCTGTACAGCTGGCACGTGTGAGATTAGGAAAGATACGCGACCAGCTGCACGACCTTGACCACGAAGGCCGGCGCGAGCTCGAGCGCGAAGCCCGGGCCGATTACGACCAGCGCACCGCGCTGCTGCTTGATGATGCATAACCCCCAACCAACCGAAAGGCAACAATGACCGCACTCACTACACCCGACCAAATAGCCCGCTACCGGCTGGCCACTCTACGCGCAGCGCTTAAGCTGGAAATTGCCGGTATGAAAAAGCGCGGCCCCAGCGCTTACGCAATCCTTAAAAAAGAAGGGTTCACCGGAACCCGCGCAGCTGTGCTGCAGCAACTCAATGAACAACTTGAAAGGGCCGACAATGTCCAAGCTTGAATTATTCGAACGCGAAACCAGCACCTACCGGGACGGCTGGTCACACCTTGACAGCTGGGCCCACATTGGCACCGCCAAGCTGCTACAGCAGCGCATGACGCGCGAGCCTGAAGGGTACGATGACGGCGGCGCCTATCTTGCCAAGGTCATAGCCCCCAGCAGCCTAAAGGGCCGCGACCTATCCCGGGCCATAGCCGCGACTATGGGGGGCAGCAGCTGCAGGCATGAGCACGACTGTTGCGGGTGCCCGAGCACCAGCGCCAGCGTTAAACGCACCAGCGCGCGCGAGTACAGCGTACACCTTCGCGTGTCATACAACTATTGAAAGGCCCGACCATGAAAAAACTAGACCGCATTTTCTTCATTTACAGCGAAGCCAGCACCGGGGTTTTGATGGCCGCCGGCGCCATTGTAGAGCTGGCCTGCTGGGCCTATCTGCCCGCGCCGTTTAGCTGGCTGGCCGGTGCTGCTGTTATTTTCTTTTCTGCAGCTGCTGCCAGCTGCGCCCTCTACATTTACAAAGCCGAAAAATGCAAGCAATGAAACACCACAGACACCGCCAGCACTACAGCCCAGCAGCAGAGCGCGCCGAAGCCCGGGCCGCTGCTGGTTTTGATTTTCTCGCCGTTTTGATAGTGGCCGGCGCCCTTACTGTGGGCGCCCTTTTTTACTTCGACATTTTTACAAAGGGGTTCTAATCATGGGAAACAGAGCAGTAATCACATTCGACACCGCCGACAACGCGCCGGCCATATACCTACATTGGAACGGAGGCCGCGCGAGCGTTCAAGGTTTCATTGACGCCGCCCGGGCGCTGGGCCTGCGCCACGCGCCTACAGCTGCAGCACAGACCGAAGCGCTCGACCAGCTGGCCGAACTATTGGCCCGGCATTATTTCCGGTGCAATGTTGGAATGACAGTTTATAGGCTGCACTACGCCGGCGCCGACCGCGACAACGGCGATAACGGAACCTATTTGCTGGGCCATGATTTAACAATTGTCGAGCGCTTTTATAAGCCGCGCAGCGAAGAGATAAACCCAGCCAAAACCGCCGCAATAGCCGAAATTATTACGGCCAGCGCGCCCGCATTTAACTGAAAGGCCCGCAATGCTTTACACATTCATCAGAAACAGCGGAAACCGCAAAACCGGCCCGCTGCCTGTTACTTACAACCTCCGGGACACGTGCCCGCCCGGCTGCGCCTTGTATCGGGCCGGCTGCTATGGTGAAGACTTCCACACCCGCATGAGCTGGGACAAGGTACCCCAGCGCGGCGCCCCGGTGCAGCAGCTGGCCGGCCACATTCAAAGCTTGCCGCCCGGTCAGGTCTGGCGCTTTGCTGTAGTGGGTGATCTGCCCGGTAAGGGTGAAG